AGAAGAATTTGGTTTCCGAGATATTGCCATTTCCTTAAAAGCATCGAATTTGGACCTTTGTATTGCGGCCTATGAAAAAGCAAGTCAAACCTTTGACTATCCACTTCATTTAGGCATCACAGAAGCAGGAACTGAGTTTAGTGGAACGATTAAATCCAGTATTGGACTAGGTGTTATGCTAAGAGAAGGAATTGGTGATACACTTCGTGTGTCCTTATCCGATGACCCAGTTAAAGAAGTGGTTGTAGCAAAGGAAATTCTAAAAGACTGCAATCTATATGCTTCTCCAACCTTGATTGCTTGTCCAACTTGTGGAAGAACTCAAATCCCGGGCTTTCAAATTTTTCTTTTGCCGCATTCATAAAATTTTTCAATGCTGCCGAGGCTTTTTGTATAAGCTTTGTGATTTCATTAAATATCTTTGTTTGTTTTAAATAGTTTACAAGTCTTTTAAAAGCATTAACGACTGCAATGATTACACTCGCTATCTTCCCGAAAACCTTATCAAATATCTGCGTTCTCTTAATTGTCTCGTCTAATTTAACGAGCCAGTCTCCGAGTGTTGCAGTAAAATCAAAGATACCGCCACTTGTTTTTGCAACCAGTCCAAATACAGGACTTAATGCTCTAAATATCGAGCCTAGTAATTGCTTACCAATATCTAAAACCGCAAATAACCCTTTTAAAATACGACCAATGTTATTGAAAAGTTTTTCGTTATTCTTTAATCTTTCCGTAAAATTATAGAAAGACTCAGTCATAGAATATAATTGGTCTGCGGTCTTTTTAGGAAATATCTCGTGGAATGCATCTTTTACGGTTTCAATTATGTTCTGTAATGCTGTTAATGCATTAAAAAGCCCATCAATAAGTAAAGCTCGTCCACCTAAATCTTTCCATTCGCTTAATAATTCATTTCTATCTTCTGCTCCGGCAGCAAACACGTCGTATAATTGATTGGCCAAATCAGTCCACAATACTTTTGCTTCTTCGTAGTTACCAAATATAATTTCAAACGTGTTCATCCATCCGGTGCTCACCGCATCCTTTACGGAATTGATAGCATCGGCGGCTGTTTTTGCTTCCTGTGCAGCTTTAAAAGCTTTGGAACCAAGTTGCATCGTTTCATCGCCGACTTTCTTCATGGCTTCCGATGCTGTTAATCCTTCTTCCTGTACTACTTTATATACTTCTTCCGAATACTCGCCGTATTTTTGAAGCGTGGCAAGTAATACATCAGCGGTAAACCATCCTTCCGACAAAGTGCTTGAAAAGTTAGCAGCTTCAACGAGAGTTCCTCCGCTTGTTTTTGCTTCTTTATCAAGAGTACCTAAAGCTTTAGCCGTTTCTATAGCCAAATCTTTAAACTCTTGTGTTGCCATGTTTGCGTTTTCTATCGACTTCCAGTCCTGTAATTTTACAGCACCAACACCAATAGCCTGAGCAAGATTATACATGGCTCTACTTGCTTCGTTGGTACCTTGACCCGAAACAGCAGCCCAGTTAGCGATACCCATCATCGCTGTTACTGACTTTTCGAGATCAATACCCATTGAAGTAAATTTACCGATATTACCAACCATATCTACAAAGTTATAGCTAGTTTCATCGGTAAACCAGTTTAATTTATCTAATTGTTCATTTACTTCATCAATCGATTGTCCAGTTGCGCTTATAATTGTCTGAACTGCCGTTGTTTTATCAGCATATTTCTGCCATCCAGAAGCAATCTGATCAATCGTCAAAGAAGAAACAATTCTTTTACCCGTATTTATTGCGGAATTTGTTATGTTAGCAAGAGCAGTTATTGCAATAACTTCTAATGCCGAAAATTTACGACCAATGCTTTCAATTCCGGTGCTCAATGCCGAAAACTCATTAGCCGAATCTCCTGCCGAATCGGCAATCTCATCAAGACCTCTTGCGGCTCCGCTAAAATTTAAACCTTCTTTTAATCTGTCGAGGCTTGAGATACTCGTTTGAATATTCTTTTCGAATTTCGAGTTATCGAAGCTCATCTCGACGACTTTTTCATCGACTTTCTTACTCAAACTTTCTTAACCTCCTCCCAAATTTCATCGGCTATCTTTTCGAAAATCGGTTTTAAAGCAGGATTGATGTAATCTGTACCCTCAACCCAATAACCGCTTCCTGTTGCGTGACCGTATTGCAAAATTACAGCAATCGGTACTCCATTTTGAATATTTGTGTTGTTGAACGTAACCGTTACAGTGTTTTTAGTTTGTTTGATTTCGTACCCCCAAGATTGTGATGTTAATCCGGTATCTTTCGGAGTAGCGGCAGCAAGGGCGGCAACCCCTTCTTTTCCACATCCGTCAAGTTGCGCTCTAAAATCGTATCCTTTTAATCTATTCAAAAAGGAAAACGTTTTGGAAAAGTTACCCTTCTGCCTTATTTTAATCATTTTTGTCTCCGTCGACTTATTCGTCTTTTTTGTCTGTCTTATCGTCAGTTTTGTTCGGAATAAACTGTTTAAGCATTTGCATGACTTTGTCGTATCCCAAAGTAGCGACCAAAAAGCTCAAGAAGACCAATGCCACAATCTCGACAACGAGTAAGAACGAAAAAGGAATGTTTTTTACGACAACATAGATAACCGAAGCGATTACCGTAATCAAAACCGAGACTATAATAGCCACAAGGTTCGACGGACAATTCTTCTTACATGCGTCAAAAATCTTCTTGATCCCTTCAACAGTTAAACTCGTTACAACGGATATGGCTAAAAGAGCTGTGCCCAAAAATTCAAGCGACATGTTCTATTACCCCCTTGTATTTAATTTTTTTCTACGCGCAGCATTTAATTGCGCGTTTCTACTCATAAGTTCTTTTTTACCCATTTTCTTTGCGGGCTGGTTTTTAACGTTACAAATTCGTATCAAAGTGAGTAATCGATTGAGGTGCCATTTCTGACATTCGAAAGGGATTCCGTAGCTAATCATCCAAAAATAAATTAACTCCGAGGTGATAATTTCCCTACTTCCACCTTTTGTTTCGCGTTGTGAAAATGTTGTAGCCGTCATCGAATTATTAATGTACTCTACGATTCTATTGAGAATTTTCTTTGGTATGGTATTAAACACATCTTGCGGAACATTCTGAGTAATCGTCATACATTTTATGTAGTCCAGCAATTGCTCCGGCGTCTTTTTATCTTTTGTAAGAAATGGAACATTCCATCTCGATTCCCACTTTGATATGGCAACTAAAGAATGCTCTAATTGAATAGTTGCGCCTTTAGTTCCAACGAATTCATTTTTCGTTTCATCCCACAGTTCTATAGGTGGAATGCAAACAGTAAGCATTATTCTTCAGCCTTGATTTTGGGAGTAATACCATTTACAAATTCAGCTGCTTTATCTGCATCGGTAGCGAGTTCCATAAAGAGAATGGAATATGCCTCGGTGCATTCGAATCTCTTCGAAATTTCTTCGGATTTCATAAACTGCCTTCCATCGGGGGACTTTTCGCCGTATGCCGCCAGAATAAGCTTCTTAAATTCGCGAATAATCGAAGGCTGATCTTTGGTATTTACAATACTTTCAAGTCTTTCTTTAAGACCACCGCCAATGCTATACTGCATTTCTACAACTTCCGCTTTAGTCAGATTGAAGTAGAAATCTTCGGTTCTTTCCATACCGTTATAATCGGTATAAGTAATAGTTTTCTTTAACATAAATTTAATTCTCCTTTCATAAAAAATTTTAGAGCCGCCCAGATGTTACTCCAAACGGCTCTTTTTTGTTCCATTTTGATTTACGCTGCTTCCTCGACACTCTTTACGATTTCGATTAACTCGGTAGGCGTAGGCAGCATGGGTTCCTTCTCATCGGTTCCGTAAAGGACGTCCTCGATTGCTTTAAGAACCTCAGGCTTCGTCTTTCTCGAATCGATGGTGATAAGTGCCGTAGGCTTTTTACCGGGAACGTCTTCGGGAGTCGTAGAAACTTCCCAAGAGAAAGTAATAGCTTCAGGGCTGTCGTTGACAGTGGCATACGATTTCTCACTGGGCTGAGCAAGACAGTTATATACCAAATGAAGTTTATAACCGTGACCGTTGCCATCATCGTCATTACCGATAAGAGTCTTGTACGAAAGTCCAAACGGAACGTGGTCCTGCTGACCAACAGTAATTCCGTCGTTAATTTCCTCATTGCCCTGACACGCTTCAAATTCATCAGGGTAGGTATATGCTTCGATAGATGCGCCGAATTCTTCTGCGGACATCAAGTTCAAATATTTGATATTATCCGCATAAAGAGCCGTAGGTTCTGCGCCAGAAGGACTTTCATTTACAGCAGTTAAGCCATTCCACACAACGCCTTTGGTATACTGTCCTTCTTTACGAGGATAAAGAACACCATTGCTGACACCGGTTTCGTAAAATCTTTCACCGGATTTATCCCAAACAAGTTTCATTGTCTGTTCTCCTTATAATTAATAATAAATTGTAAATGCGTCATGATTTAAATTATCCGACACATAGTGACTGTTGAATTTACACATTGGTAATTTCGAAACCTTTTTTACAATAGCACTATCAGGATTCTTATCTATCACAACAAGTTTGTATGCCACACCCTGTATATAAGAGGAATTATCGGCATATGAATTTTCAATATTTGATCGCGAATACACGATTGCCGGATACGACATACGTAATGACGGAGGAGGTTGAAAATACACATTTCTATTCCCCACCAATTCTTCGAGGAGTTTTTGCAGATTTGGTCTGTTATCCATTGTATAGTCCCCCCACCGCCATTACGAGTCTAGGATATGAAACGGTAATATTTGATACTTTCCATTTCGAACCCATAAACTCAACATATCGTATTGCATGGAAATTTTCATTCGCAAACGGATCTGCGACGATGCTTATTTCGTTAGAAATGGTTACATTATCGTTTACTTGATTTGCAGATTGCAAACCTCTCGTATTCTTTACTAAGTCCCCGAAGTACTCCCTTTCTGTTATAACTTCTTCCCAAACACCGGGAGATGTTTCAGTCAGGATTGCATAACCAACTTTTCCGTGGAATTTAGGCATCGTCACTTCTCCCTTTTGAATTTTTACTCTTCTTCTTTAGCTGCTTTGCGCGGCTTCGGATTCGACATACTCAAGTGCGATTGCCGAGTAAGGAGTGGTAAGTGCGCCGGAGCAACGAGTTTCGATAAGATACTTCATTGCATTGTAGTCGATATCAAAGTCGTCGAACATGTTTACAGCACCTCCCTTATCTGCACCTACTGCGTAATCGTCAAGATTTACAATAATGCCGAGAAGTTCTCTTGTCGCGCTATCTTTATCCGTACGGGTAAGTCCTTCCATAACGGGAACTGCAACAATCTCGCTTACACGCAAAGTCTTTGCAAGCTTCTCTTCGGAATCATAAATTACGCGACCGTTATTGTCTTCAAGAAGAAGGCAATCTGTAAGCATATCTTCGGTAGTATAAAGAACGGGACTTCCCGAACCTTTATAGTTCTTACGAGCTTTAAGTGCAGCGCGGATAAACGCCTTAACTTTTGCCGAGGTGTCATTTGCAGGTGCCGTTACGGTTGCTTTAATCGTGAAGAGGTCTTCATCGGTCCAAATGGGACGAATATTGGTTTCGTTAATCTTATCGTCAGAAGACGAAGAACGACCGTCGCCAACAAGGAATGCTCTCGCAAGTTCCTCATCCAATTTGCCGCGCATTTCGCCCTTAATCCACGCAATTACATCGAAATCGGTAATATCGATAACGTCGTCTCTGTCGAGTTTCTGTTTCTTATAAACAGTAGTGGGCGTAGTCGTTCTCTTAAGAAGACCGAATACCTCATCCTTCTTCATCTTGCCCTTAATGTAACCTTTTGCGCGTGCCTCTTCCTCGGTAATATTTGCAAATAGCGATTTAATTCTCGAGAACGGGGTCTTATGTACCGCATTCATTACCTTCTTGACCCATTTTTGGTCTCTGTCAATAAATACGGGAGCATTTGTCACGTTTTTGGCATCAGGGAATAAGAATTCAATATCTTCGATGCCGTGCTGAATAAAGCTGTCTTTCATACTGCCATATCTTTTTGCGTCGGTAATTGCCGCCGCGATTTCTGCATGGCTAATAGTATCTCCGGTGTAGTTTTCATCGGAATCACTGAATACATTGTGTTTCATTTCTTTGTTATCTCCTTCATCGTTTTCATTTTCTTCGAGAGCTTGTCCGACAAGCGCATATAAAACGGTTTTCTGTTCTTCGTTCATGGAATCGATTACATCCTGAACAGTCTTTTCATTATTGGTAGATTTATTGTTATTTTCTTCTGCCATTTTTTTAACTTCTCCTTTTTCAGAATTTTCTTTGTTTTCATTCGACCCTTCCGCAGAATGGCAAAGGTCAACTTTTTCATCGGTAAATATGATAGCCGAATCTTCAGAAGGAACCATCTCCCCACTATCACTATGACACATCACATTATCGATGAATGCGCCGGGATTTGCTCCGGCCAGTACCAAACTTACTTCACGAATTACGCCGTGGTTAACGCTAGCACCCTGACGCTGAAGCCTGTTAGCAAAGATGGACATTGCATCAATGTCTCCATTTTGAACTGCGATCTTTGCATTCTTGGCTGCTTCGGAATTATTGAATTTGCAATAAGCATATACTCCGTCCTGTCGGTTCTCCAAAATAGCGTGCCCCAAAACATTATCGGGGTCATTGTGTTGGTGGTTCCAAACAAGCGGAACTTTCTTTCCGTTATCGTCTTTAAATGCGTTTTCGGCAATCGTTACCCCATCTGCGCATCTAACATTTGCCTTAGTTACCCATCCGCTGAAATCGTAATCTTTTTGCATTTACGTTTCCTCCGTTGGATTAGGATTTTCTGTATTTGTTTGTTCTTCGCTCGGCTGACTAAGATTCTTGTTTCGCAATTCGTCCGCTTTAGGATCATTAGCAGGCTTTAAGCCTATAATCTGCCTAATCTCATTCGATGACATGATTTCGTTTCTTGTAAACTTATCAGCCATCTCAGACAATTCACTAACAGGAACAAGCTTGAACGGGTCATTGAAGAATTGAATCGATTTCTTTTGAGAACGAGCTGTCTTTGTTAAAAACTTTCGTTTCATCTCGTCAACAATTGCAGAAATTATCGGTTCTATTGCTCGGTTCTGATAATTAAGTAAAGTCTTTTCGTCTGCCGAACCATCCATAATCGACTGAGTGATACCTAACTGGCTATATAGCATACTCGTTAAATATTCAATCTGCTTCATTAGATTGTTATCGACAGCGCGATTTAACTGCGTAATTCTTTCAGTACCATCGGTATAAGCTATACCATACTTTGAACCAGATAATTGTTTTTCAATATCTTTTCTTCTATCTTCCGCTTGTTTGCGCCGTGCTTCAGTTTTAATAACATAAGGAAGCTGGATAATTAAGTCCAACTTCCCAGAACCGCTTTGTTCATCAATAGCGTCTAATATATTAAGTTTTCGTATTAAACGCTGCATTGTTGAGTTCGGCTCGTTAATTACAGCATATAAAGGATTCTCAATGATACATATATTTTTCTTAGCTAACGTAATATCTTCTTTGTTGCCGGTTTGCTCATTATAAACTCTAACCTTTACATGTTTTGGATACCACTCCAAAATCTTTCCAGTTCTTAAACTCAAAATATCATAAGAGCTACTCAACCTAGGATTTATCGTGGTATCAACCGGAACAATAGCTACGCATCCTTCGTCAAGCATTGACATCACAACATCTTGTATAAATGCTCTACCGGTTTGGTCAGCATTTGCTTCAAGTGACAAGCAACTATTTAATCCAGAATCAATATCTTCTAAATATCTATCATTCTTGTCTAATTGCACGTGCCTAATTCGTATTGCTGCGACATCTAATGCTATTCGATTGTATACAGATGTAACTATTGACCTTTCGTTCCCTCTCGTGAATCTAGGTCTATCCGGTCTATATGTGTAACTCGTTCCGAAATCGACATACCGATATTCTTCGGGCGGATCGCGATTAAAGAAAGCATTCCAAGCGTTTTTCAGCCTAGAACCCATTGTATTACTCATTAAATATCTCTCTCCTTATGTCTCAACTTTATCTATTACTGTCTTTTTGTAAGCAACTTTTCCCGAACCATAAATTCCGTTCTTTAATTGCGACATATTGTAGCCTTGATCAGCCAATGCCATAAATACACCGACTTCTCCGCGCTTGGCTACGAACGACACTGTTTTTCCAGAAGGTGAACGCAAACCCGAAACTTTTTCATTCATAAGAGTTGCCATCTTCTGATTGTATGCCATTATTGTAGCTGAACTTAATTTTCCATTACTTGTATGGGCATTTGGATTTCTCATAAGTTCATTAGCATATTTTGATAACTCTTTGGATGATTTGGCTTTTGCTTTCGCCGTTATCTTTTCGCTATTTCGCTTTGCCCATTTTTGGTCTTTCTTGTCAAGCGCTCTTTGACGACGCAAACCAGCTTTTGTGAGGCTTCCGTCTTCATTCTGGTAGCGTCTTACACCCCAGCGTTGACCAAGAATACCATGATGATATAATTCATCCATAAATTCTCCTTAATCAAATGCCTCCCTATTTTCTTTATAAGCAATATATGCGTCCATCATA